CTTCGATTATGTAATGGCACAGCCGGTCAAGTTCAAGGGTGTGCATCGCATAACCTTCATTCATATTCACTGCGTGTTTGAGAATTCTAGCCATGGCTGCATATCCTTTTTTATCCATACTTTACACCTTCTGTCAAGTACTTCATCCACTGATCGAACAAGGGTTTGTTGCTCTTGCTGATGTCGTACAGGACGCTGGCCAGCAGCATTTCACACGAGCCCAACATAAAGTCACTTTGGCTTTGCCGGCTTTCTGAATGTTCTTTTGCTCTTTCTTCTAAATAGTTACGAACTGATTGAAAAATTACATTCATGATTGTCCTTGGCCCCCCCCGAAGGGGGCTGGTTGGGTTTATTTACGGACATCGAGGTCAGGCAGCCACTCCACGTCCAAACTCACGCCTTCACGCACGTATGAATTGATGTAGAACTTTTTTCCATCGATGTCGGTCAGCGTTAATCTGACCATCGTAAATGTCGGGAACACAGTTTTTTGTGCTTCGATTTTCTCAATGCCGTGAACGTCTAATGAAGTCATGGTCTTTCCTTTGCTGTGGGTGGGGGTGGTTAGCCCCCGGGTTGGTTAGATGTGCGCGTCTGCTTTTTTCAGGCCCTTGCCAAGTTCAAACTCCTCTTGGGCCTCCTCCTCATAAAACCCGTACTTTCTGCAAAAGTTCAGGTACTTTTTCCGTCGTGCCGCTGGGTGCCAGTACTCACCTTCAGCGTGCATATCCAGTTCGTGCAGGCAAAGCCAACACAAGTCTTCAACTGTTTTGTGAACGAATGAATCGAAGCCTGTGCCTTCTGGCAAATCTTTGAGTGCTGTTTGAAAATCCATTTTTTCCCTTGGTTGGGGCCGAAGCCCCGGTTGGTTTACTTGCTGGTGGTACGAACAGAAAAGCTGGCGCTGATCTTGGTGTACTGCTTGTATGCAGCTTCACCATGGGCAGCGATGAATTTTTTGCTGTCGAACAACTCGCGGTCGGCCGAGACAATCGTGCTGCGGAACAGGTTGCCGTCGATGACTTTGCTGCCGCCGGGCAGGGTTGCTTGGTCTTTTAGGGCGTCTTTGATCAGGTTGGCCTGCTTGGTCAACACGTCGATCTGGGCGAGCAGGTAACCGAGTTGGTCGACTTGGGCTGCGAGAATCTGTGACTGGTCCATCTTACTTTCCTCTGTTGGCGCTCTGCGGTGTGCAGCGCGTAGAGAGATAGTAACCCAGACAAAATGTTTTGTGTGCGCTTTTGAGAAAATATTTTCACAAAACACACTAGGGGAAACCCTAACCTAATTTTTCCCGTACTTCTCTGATCAAGTCGTCTTCGTCATAACCCCAATGCTTCGGGAAGCCTTTAGTCCCGAGGCCGTGTAGGCCCGTCTTGCCGCGGTGGTGCTCAGGACACAGGGGCATGGCGTCGAGATAGCTGGAGCGCCTGCCAGCCCCTGTCCCGGCACGTTTGTGATGTATTTCAGCAGGCGTCCCGGGGTAGCCCATTCTTGAGCATACTAGGCATCCAAGTTCCGCCACCCGCGATAGGTAGCGGCGCTCTTCATTTGTCATCCACTGGCCTCTCGCTGTATTGATTCCAGACGCCCTTAGGAATCTCGATTGTCATCAAACGAAAGCCGCAAGGGCACACCCGCCGCCGCTCTACCCAATCAAATTCCTTCTCGGTATCTCTCCACTGTCTCGTGTCTTTGGTCCTCATTGGTTCTAAGCATTCCGGGCACTTCATGATTCTTTCATAGCCAACTTCCTTGCAAAACATACGCCTTCTTGCCCATTTGACGCACATCAATCTGGCGAACGCCAAGTTTCAATCGCTTGGCGTAGTACCGCGCTCGGCCCAGAGACGGTGTTCGGACATAGTTCCTGCTGCCATTTTTTACAGCAACCCAGCGGCACATAACGTAGTACAGTTTTTTTGGGTAACAGCGTTTCATGCCACCTTGTCCTTGAACCCACTCGGGGCTAGTCGTTTAAAGCAAGCCTCGCACTTCCAACGGAACCCCTTCCCGGTTGACGTTGGAACCTTATGGCTTGCAGGGTTTACTCGGCACTGCTGGCAGTTATGGGTCATTTCTTCTCCTTTACTGACATTTGTCCAGCGAGGTATGCGGCTTTCAAAACATCTTGCTGGTTTCCAACTCTCAACAGTTGAGCCTTGAGGTGCATGATCTCAAGTTGAGATTGAACCTCCGCGGCCTCCCAACCGGCCGACCAACCCTTATAAATGTGCTCCTCTCGCGGGTCATAACTACCTACCGGTGCATCACCGCGAGCCTTTGACCACCAATCCTTCCATGCCTGATCTTTCATAATGTAGCCCTCACTTCTTGCCTTGCCGATGCCTCTTGACTGCGCCATACATCAATCCTAGCCTGCGCTGCTACTAACGACCAGCGTAGCTCCTCCTCGGTCTCTACAGCGGCCCTGAGTCCCTCTAACAGGGTTACATACTCGTCCTGACTGTATGCATCCCGTTCCTGAGCATTGACCGCGGTCTCACGGCTGCGTTTCATGAGGATTGCCTTCAAACTTTTGCGATATTCCTCGATGTACGTCCGTTCTGCTCGGGCCTTTGCGTACTCCTTGCCAGACCTAAAAATAAATTCTATTGCTTCGTTTGGGTCAATTTGCTTCACTGTATCACCTCAATTTTAACCTTTAACATCCCACCAATTGTGTCTGCCCATCTAATTCTCAAGTCTTTTATTTGCGCATCGTCCTCGTAAATCATCCCCTTTGCCATTCCATCAAGAGCGGCTTTAAGTAAATTGTCTAAATCTCTTTTTCTATTGTCTGGTCTGTAGGCCAAAATCTCTACTTTGATTGGTCCGGTTATAGTGTCAACTCTTTGTTGCAAGCACAAAGCCATTACGGCTCGGCGGTAGGCCCGGCCTTTCTCGCTGAGGATGGCTCTGCCGTTGTATTGACGCCAGTATGTGTTGAGGCTAGGAGGCCAAGGCAAAGTTATTTCAATCACGATTTTTCCATTTCTTTGGTCCTGCGTTTGCGCTCTCGATAAACTGCTGGCTGTCTTTATCGTACCAGAGGTTGTACCAGTGCTCTGACTCTCCGTTGCGCTGTTTCTCGCACATCATAATCGCATCAGGCTGCGTATTGTCGGGAGGGTTCCCGTTCTGAATATCATGCTCCTTTTTTTTATTTCTCCACCAAATGAATACGTTGTCTACTTGGTCGGTGATCGAGCCCGATCCCTTGATGTCCATTTTGTTTGGCTTGGTCTCTTCGCTGCTGCCCTTGCGGATATGATGGATCAAGTGGATGTGAATGTTGTGGTCCCGGGCGATGGCACATAGCTCATCAACAAACTGCTTTTGTTCGTTGTATGCATCCTCGCCGGACACGCACTTCATCAAACTGTCGACAAAAACGTGGCCAATCCCAAGTTCGACCGCACAGTAACGAGCCATGGCCACCACCTGCCGCGGTGACACGCTGCCCTGCTGGTCGTACAGCCACAAGTAACCGTCAGCCCAAACCGAAAACTCGGCAATGATGCTGTGGATGCGATTGACGCCATGCATTAAGGGGATGTCAAAGTTGAACCCGCCAAACTGGCGCAACATCCTCAGCAAGGTGCGCTTGGGTTTCATTTCAAATGAGGCCACGCATACCTTCTCGCCCTGCTCCATCAGGCTCATGGCGATCTGTCCGGTAGCCAATGACTTCCCGCCGCCATTAGAGCCGGCGTAGACCGTTACTTCTCCCTTCCTGAAGTCGAACCCTTCATGGGTCTTCGTCCACGGCATACAGACCCGTTTAGAGGTGGTTTTGACGTCATATTCGGCGCTGATCTCCAGCAGCCATTCAGCAGGGTCCCGGACGAACTGTCCGATGTCGCTGGACTTGGACCATTTCTCGATGTCAATGTCGCCGCTTTTAACGATCCGGATCTTCCGGGCCTCGTCAAGGTCTCGGGCTCGGAGTTCGATGTCAGACATTTGCATAATTGGCTGCCTCAAAGATGCGCTCACTGGCAAGTTTTGCGCGGTTTAGATCTGATTCTGAAAGTTTCTTGCCCCGCGCTACGTCAGAAGCCAGCAGGGACACGATGGTCGTCTCAAACTTGATGATTCGCAGGAGGTCATTGGCGTAAAACGCAGGCTTGACCGCCGACTTAGGCCCGTTGTCGCTGGGCGGAAACAGGTCGTTGATGCTCATACCCATCGACCCGACCACCTCGTCAACCGAACACCCTCCGAAGCAGTGCAGGAGGATCCGGCCGTCTTCAACCAGTCGGATCGCTAAGGATGGACTTTTGTCCTGATGGTGCGGACAGCAGGCGGTCCATCTCCCGCGGCCACCCTTGACCTTTTGAAGCCTCGAAAGTATCGAATCGATCATAGTGCCCTCCGTTCCTGAACCATCGTCTGGTCCGGTTGAATTTCGTCGAAATACCGTTTCTGGCCAAGGTAAGTCGCAGGCATCGGCTCAAACCCGGTGCGCCACTGCTCGGTCAACTTCATGGCTTTGAGGTGGTCAATGATCCGCTGCGCAATTTCTTCGCAGGAATCACGTTGCCAGAGACGCAGGGCCTCATGCTTCCCAACCTTGCGCTTACCTGCAGGCCACGTTGCCCAGAACTCGAAAAATCGTTCTACTTTTTCATTCGACTCGACTATATCTATTCTTCTACTTCTACTTCTATTGGCATCGAGTGGCATTGCGGTGGCATCAAGTGGCATAGCACTGGCATTCAGTGGCAATGCAGTGGCATCCCGTGGCAATGCCATGGCATTCGACTTGTTCCAACGCTTGGAAGCATTTTGGCTCTGTCTTTCGCAGGTGGCACGGTATGCAACCATCTCTTCCTCAACCCTTGGATTGACCCAGCCAGCCTCGGTTTTCTGGAAAAACTCTTCCAGCACTGACGCTATGACTTCCTCGGTCAAACGCAGCCTTCGGGCCAGTGGCTTAAGGTCCAGAGCAATCGGCCGTTCGGTGATGTACATCTCATCCAGCAGGAGCCGATAGGTCAGGTTCTCCATGTGGTCAAGATGCGCAGTCTTGAACTGGAAGTCCTTAGGAAAGAATTTGTACCAGTTCACTCGATGTCCCCAAACACGTCCGGACGCAGCAGCTTGCGGCTGACCCCAGTGGCCCTCTCGATCTCGATTGCCATCATCGCGGTGGGTGCCTGACGACCGCTTAGGATCTCGCTCATCCACTGCTTCGTTATGCCCAGACGCCGCGCCAACTCTGCTTTCTGGCCGTACGGCTGGGTCTTGAAATATTCGTTCAGGTGCATCACGTCTCCCTAGAGTGAAAGTGATTGTTGCACGCTTTTGTTTTTTACGCAACTCACTTGTACTCTTCGCTGGCTGGTGGTAGTCTTCGGTCTGGTGCTTACCTGCGCCAAGTTTTTACAACCCAAGGAACAAAATGAGTCTCATAGCGAAAGAAACGACAAGCACTTTTAAGCCGGTCCCCCCGGGTATGCACCTTGCCCGGTGCTACAGAGTGGTTGACCTCGGAACCCAGAAGACTGAATACATGGGCGTTGCGAAAGAACGCCAGATGATCATGATTAACTGGGAAGTACACGGCGAAGATGACGAGGGAAAACCTTTGCTGACCCCGAAGGGCGAGCCAATGAGCGTGTCCAAGAACTACAGCAACACGTTGGCCCCCAAGTCCGCGTTGCGTAAAGACTTGTCCTCGTGGAGGGGGCGTGATTTTACATCAGACGAACTCAAGGGGTTTGAGCTAAAAAACCTGCTTGGTGTCTGGTGCATGGTCACCATCGTGACTTCAATCGGTCAAGACGGTAAGGAATACACCAACATTGACTCAGTCAATCCGGTGCCTTCAGCAATCAAGGCCGCGGGGCTTCCAACAGGGTTCAGCAAGCCTGAAATTTTTGACTTGTCTAAACCTGACATGGCTGTCTTTGCGACATTTCATGACCGGCTAAAGGCCAAGCTGATGGCCACGCCTGAATGGAACAAGACTTCAAGTCCGGCTTCGTTTTCAGTTGATGTCGACGAAGACATTCCGTTTTAAGGAGACCGCCATGCCTGAAACCATCAAAGAGTGGGCAGCGCTGGCGTCATTTGTTCTGGCTGTTGCCTCAGCGTTTGCTGAGGAGCACCAGATCATGATGATGGCCTGTGTCTGGTGTATCGGCTACACAATATTGGCAATGAGGGATGCTAAATGATTGTTCAAGGTCAAATTGTAAAGGATTGGGAACCCAAATTCATCGGCAGGGCATATGAAAAAAAGCCACGCATTCAATCACTTGACTACGATATGGAGATCATTCAAAACACACTTCTTAACTGGAGAGATCCAATTGCAACAAGAATTACCAATTCAGTCTTTAAAAAATACTTCAGAGGGATCTAAAATGGCTAATACAGAAAAACGCAAAGACAGGTACGAAAACCCTTTTTCAGAACTAATACTTGCTCAGCGCAAGAAGCTAAATTTAACCATGAATATGGTTTGTGAAGAACTAGACTGCCACCGAACATCCGTACAAAGTTGGGACAGTGGTGACTACCTTCCAAGACATGACAAGGTGATCAAGTTTGCAAAAATGCACGAGATAGACATTAGCGTTTTCAATGACTTGTACGAGCAACTTCAAGCAAAACGCAAGTCTGAACTGACAAACAAACGTCGTGCCAAACCAGTTGTTGAAGAAAAAAAAGCAATGACTGACGATGAAATTGAAGACCTTGTTGATCAAGCAGACCGGTACATCTTGTTCACCAAAAAACAAGTTGTCAAACTAATCAAGCAAGTTGAATTCAAACACGGCTTGCGGAGCGAAGTAGAGTGATACCAAAGGTATTGCACTTTGTCTGGGTTGGAGACGAGTCTAAGCGTCCGGATAATTGCATCAACACTTGGCGCATCAAAAACCCAGACTACCAAATAAAAATTTGGGGCAATCAAGAATTAAACGACTACCATTGGGTTAACTCAAGGCATATGAAAGATATGTTTTCGAGGGAGTTAAATGGTGTTGCAGACATCATGCGCTATGAAATACTTTACAACGAAGGAGGGATAACACTAGATGCAGATTCTGTTTGCCTAAAGCCACTTGAAGATTGGCTTTTGGCTCCGGAAGCCTTTGTTTGTTGGGAGCAAGAACTCATCAGGCCGAATTTAATTTCCTGCGGAACAATTGGATCTGTTCCAAAAAACAAATTTTTTAGGGAGTGCATTCTAGGTTTGAACAAAAAAGAAACGGTAATTAACGAAAGGGCTTGGATTTCTGTTGGGCCAACCCACCTAACTAATGTGTTTCGAGAAACACAGTATCCTTTGACAATTTACCCTTCTTATTTTTTCATTAAAACTCATTACGCAGGGGTTAGATACGAAGGAACCGGGCACTGCTTTGCAGATCAATTGTGGGGTTCTACCCTTGGGTATGACAACATTACATGACATGGAGTTAAACTGAATGATTCATTTGCTAGAAAAAGAAGACAGGGGTTGGAATCAAAGAACTTCTGCACGCTTGAATAGGTGGATTAAAGAATTTAAGAAAACAGCGCCAACCCCTCATCCTTTTCAAATTGTTGGGGTTGGAAAACCAAATAGGAGTTTGCATGATCGCGTCTCAAGGAAAGATTAGCTCCAGCGAGCATTGGTACACCCGCTCTGGGGATCCAATGTACACAGTGCTTGGTGCCAACGGAAACTACCGGCCAACGACTCTGAGGGACGCACGATCCCTGAATCTGGTGCCATCGGTGACCACGATACTTAACGTGGCCGCAAAACCCGCTCTGACCGCTTGGCTGCAGCGCCAAGTGTTGTTGAGCGCCCTTACCCTTACCCGGAAGCCGGAAGAGACTGACGGCTCGTTTATGGACCGTGTGATGGTTGACTCTAAAGAGTTGGCTAAAGCCGCGGCCGATGCCGGAACGGACATCCACAATTCGATTGAAGACTTTTGGACTGGCCGTCAGATCTCGCGTCACTTTGAACACGTCAAAGCAGTCAATGATCGGCTACGCGAAACTTTTGGTGATCAGGAGTGGGTTGCCGAACAGTCTTTTAGCCATGAGTTTGGCTTTGGCGGCAAAGTTGATTTGCATTGCAAGAACATTGTGGTTGACGTAAAAACCAAGGAATTTGCACCCGGTGACAAGATCGAAGGCTATGATGAACACCTAATGCAGTTGGCTGCGTACAGCCTTGGATTAGGGATGGAAGAGCCTCGATGTGCAAATCTATTTGTTTCTCGTACCCATCCCGGCACGGTGTACCTGAAAGAATGGACGGAGGAGGAGATTGACAAAGGAATTGATATGTTCCTTTACCTTCTTAAATTTTGGCAACGAAAAAACGGACACAAATGAAAACGGTTCAAGCCTACATGACCACCGATGGTCAAATTTTTCCATCAGCCGACGCGGCGGAAAAACACGAGTTGTTCTTGACCAAAAAAGAAGCAATTGGAGATTTTTTGGATTCAGATTTAAACCTTTATAGGTCAGGAACTCAGCGCATTATTTCCAAAAACGCAATCGTCAACTGGGAATTATGGAAGGCAAAGAATGTTAAGTAAATCCTATTTGACTGATGCCACAATCAAGCAACTATATTTTTACACCGATAAATCGCGCAATCCAAATGGCGTGTATGGATACGTCGATGTATTAGAATTTGCTCGGATTGTGGAGCAGTACGTTATTGCTCAAAGCGAAAAAAAGCCGGTAATCGTACCGGCTAAACCGGCACCCGCCGGCCTTGGGGGAGGAGAGACCCCAAAGATTGAACTTAAATAGGCTTGTCAGGCTCGGTACGGCCGAACATCATCTCGTGTAGACGCATACGGTCGGCTGGGTCTTTCAATGCTCTATATGCCTCAATTGCTACCGTTAACGGTATGCCAAGCCTTGCGAGCTTTGGAATCAGTGACGCTATAGAACCAGCCGTTTCAGCGCCGCCAAGAGCAGCACGTTCGGAATCGCCTTGTCGTATTCCAGTAGCAACGTCAGCCAAGCCGCCGCCAACTCCAATCCCAGCAATCGGCATTCCTAAAGCCGGAACAACCTGAGTTCCAACCCTACTTGCCGCGGCAAACGGTTGGGTTGCGGCTTTAAAGGTGTCAGTCACAGCGTCCAGCGCAGCCCTTGTACGGGGCGTAGCCATAGGCGGGGACGCAGGTGGTTCAGGGTTGGGACCCATACGCTCAAAAATTGAATTAGGCTGCCCCGGGCGCTGCGGATACATCTCGCTGATGCGGCTTGTAATTTTGCCGTGGCCAACCTTTTGACGTTTATGCAACGCAGCAGCTTCAGGGACGCTCGTGACATTAGGGTTTACGTCTGTATGCCCAGCGTAGTTTTTCAGCCATTTTTGGCCAGATGTCAACGGGCCATCAAGTGTAGGTTCAATCCGTGGTGCTGCTGGTGGTTGACGCAAGGCGTTGATCCCAGCCCGAACCAGTTGGTTGGTTTGCATGGCCGCTCCAGCGCCGGCACCTACAGTACCTCCCAATATTTGGCCAAGCAGACGGTCTTGTTCCGGCTGACTCGCGGCCCGTTGTTGCTCCATTTGCTGGAGTACTTGACGTTTGGCCGCATCATCCTGCATAGCTTCCAAACTTGGGCCAGTCGATGGGGGCGCTCCGTCTTCAACAGCTTGTGGCGTAAGTTTGGGCGTTTCAATAGGAGGCTCCCCTTTGGCCTCCCTTATCTTGCGCTCAATAATGTCTAAGTCTGGTTGGCCAACATCCGTATCCCCGTCATCAATCCTTCTACGAATTGCTTCGCGCTCTTCCAACAAAAAATTGAGCAACTTTGAAGGCTTTTGTCCGTCATCCTTTGATTCAGCCGGTTTGCTGTACCTTGCAAAAATAGCTTCATCAGTCACATTGTCTGGCACTCCAGACACAATGTCGCCATTCGGCAGTTTTACGTTTCTAGTTGCCATGGCCGATCCTTACTACGGAGTGTACGGAATGATTCTTGGAGCCTTTGGGGCAGAAGGCGCAGGAGGAGCAGGAGGCGCGGGAGGGGCAGATGGCCGTGGCGCAGAACCTTTGAATATTGACTTTAATTTTTCGTCAAATTCTTCTGTGATTTTTTCGTAATCTTCTGATTCAGAATAATTAAGCCAGCCTTTGCCTTTGTTGACAGGATTTTTTTGCCACCCTTTGTAATCTTCAAGATATTTTTGTTGTTTAATTCCGTTCAAACGGAGGATATCAAGTTTGTTGAGCAACGCCTCCGGAGTGTCGCCAAGTCCGGGTCCAGTTGCAGCCAACGCGGAACTTTCGGCGTTTGACCACGCGCCCTGTCCTTGATTCTTTTGGCGTAACGTAAACAAAACATTATTTATCAACGCTCGTGCGTTCTGGCGAGCGGAAATGTCCGCATCTTTTCCAGTCATTTGAACAACCAAATCGTCAATGCCATTTAGTTCACTGGGGTCTTTAGAAACAATCTTTCCAGCAATAAAGTTTGTAGCAGCCGCAAGGAAGCCAGACTTTGCTAATGGCCCAAATGCAATTGGATTGTTTTTAAGCAAATCTTTTAGTTGAGTGGCTGTTTCAATTTGCTCTCTGGAAACCTGTTTCATGTTTGGAATGGTTTCGGTGCGAGCTTTAAAATTTGCTTCTGCTTCTTTTTTTGCCATTTCTTGCTGCAAAGCAACTTCGGCTTCACGAGCTTTGGTATCAGCAACTGTTGGATATGGCTTTACTTTTTCTAGAGGAACGGGCCTACCAGACTCGTCAAATTGAGGGTTATTGCGTCCAACATTTCTAATTTGATCACTAAAATGCGAAGCTCTTGCTATGTCACCGCGGTTGTACGCAGAATAGTAATTGGCAACCAATCCTTCATTGGCTTCGTAGACGTCATCGGGGTTAGGGCCAAGTCGAACCTGAGCCGTTTTTGAAGACGGAGTGGTGTACCCCATGCCCGATGCTGGATCAAACACGCCCCATGGCTGGTTTTGACGCTTTTTTAACTCTCGTTCAAACCTTTGATTTTGGTAAGTTGCAAGATCTGTTCCGGCCATCCTAGCCAGTCTAGCCAATTGTTTTTCATCAGGAACATTTAACGGTGGTGCAATCTGAGTGCCAAGTTCTGTTTGAATTGCTGTTGGAACTCCGCTTGCAGCAAACTGATTACGAGATGGCATGGCTCTTGGCAACGCACCTTGTGGTTCTTGAGGTGCCCCCCCAAGACCCGATGGGGGCTGTGCAGGAGAAGCCGGAGGAGGATTGACCGGGCTCATACCAAACTTAAACGATGGTTTCGGCACCAGACCTACCTGAGCCGGAGTCGGAATAGCCCCTCTATCTATTTCAGGACGACCTTCCGCTAATTCCCGCATCGGCTGCATAGGTGGCTGACCCATCGGCGGCATCGGTGGCTGCCCCATCGGAGCAGGAGCCATTTCTTGGGGCGCATTCCCAGACTCGTACTCATCCCACAAGCCTTCCTTGCGCTTCTGGTAGGCCATCTGCAGGCCTAGCTGGGCCAACTGAATCTTTCTGGCTGATTCGGCTTGGTCTATCTGCTGCTGTTGCTCCTGAGCCGTTCTGAGCTTGCCTGCAGCCGTTCCTAAAGCCTCCCATGCGCTACCAGTGCGGCCGGGTGTAAGAAACCCTTCCGCAAGCGCCAACATCTGTGGATCAAGGAATGGCTTTGGCCGCTCGGCCATCTGCCCCTGAAGCAGTTTCGCAAGCTGGTCTTGGTAGGTTTGAACGTCATCTGCCATGATTAAATCTCGATAACAGAAGTGCCATCAGGGTTTGTTACATTTGTTCCAGTTGAACCGGTGTCAACACCAAGTCCTCCGGTAAACCTTGACCAGTCAATTGGGCTGGATGACAAGTAACTATTCAAACCAGAGAATAGACTATTAAATCCTTGACCCAACAGGCTTTGGGAGTTTGCCGAACCAAGTAACGATCCAACACCAAGAATCTGCTGCAACGGCGACATCTGGTAAGAACCAGCCTTCGGCCCCGTCCACGTCTGGCTTTGTGGCACAGCGTAGCCACGCATCACGTTTGCAGCATTTGTTGCGTTAGACAGCGGGAAATCCAACAACGACTGCTGATACGCTTGCTGACGCATACCGGCCGTGTTCATGGCCTCATTGCCCTTCAACGCATTTGTCTGTGCCGCTGTGGCCAAATTGCCTTGAGTAATCGCAGCGTTGTTCATCAATTCAGACTGAGATCTGGCCGCATTAACCGCATCGTTGTAGGCTTTAGACAAGGCACCATACTGCTGACCGGTCAGGTTTGACTGAAAGTCCGCAGCAGACTGCCCCATTGCGTTGGCGTACCGTTGGCTACCTAAACCTCCCGTCCCAACAAACTGCCCAGCCATCCCCGGCAAAACATTGCGCTGAAAATTCTGATTGGCCAACCGTCCCATTTCATTGACTACGTTGTTCCTGTACGGATCCATGTAGTTTTGAATCTGGTCGTAGTTGATCCCCTGCGCCGCTTGATTGGCCGTAGCAGTAGCGTTGTTCAGACCCGGCTGGTAAGCATTGGCCGCCGCGGCAGTCGCACCATACGCCTGCTGCTGCAGCGGATCTTGCGCAGCAACACCCTGAGCCGCTGTCCTTCCAAGAGCACCTTGGGTTGCGTTGGATAGGGATGTGGCTAGGTTGGTATACCACTCCGGAGTAGTAACATTCGTCCTTTCCGTAACATCGGGTAACGGCGACCCTTGTGCAAATGACATTTACTTTCTCCGTTTGATGTAATCCAGCGGCGACATTGCCGGCGGCGGAAGATTTTTCGGATGGCCCTTCCGCGCCCGTGCCCGGATCGAGTGCATCATCTCGTACAACGCATCAGATCCAGCCTTTGTGGATCCATTCCCTAAAGCAGATACAACGTCCGCTGGAATCACGAATTCACCATCCGCAAGCATAGCCGGAATATCATCACTTTGGCCATCCCCCGGCCCTGTTACAGCGTCACCAGTGCGAAAATCTACTCGGTGCTTACCTGCGTGTTCAACAATGTTCAACCCGCCGCCAGCGAACTTTCCGTACCGCGTCGTACCTCCGCCAGCAAACAACGGGGTGGCCAGCCCACCAGCTTTGTATCCTTGGTCAGAGTCTTGGTTCTCCGATGAAAAGCCAAGCACATCCGCCACGCTCGGCAAATCACCGCTGCCATATGAATAGTAAGAGTTAGGAGACATTGGCGTGCCTTTGGTTTGCTGCTGATCAAATTCTTCGTCCATTTTTTGACGATACATTTGCTCGGCCTCTTGCAGCATTTTATCTAAAGGGCCTTCAAAACGCTCTTTTTTTCCAAGAATTCTGAGCAATGGAAGTAACGCTGCAGGCGGAAGCGACCCAGATGCAGCCGCTGCTGCTGTAGGTGATCCAGAAAAAGGCGTAGACGGAGGAGGAGGGGGAGGAACGACCGTTCCAGTTCCAGTTCCTGTCCCCGTCCCAGTACCGGTTCCAGTGCCGGTTCCAGTCCCCGTCCCGGTGCTTGTTCCAGTACCTGTTGATGTACTTGTCCCGGTTCCCGTCGATGTGCTTGTTCCGGTTCCAGTAGAAGTACTTGTTCCAGTGCTTGTGCTCGTAGAAGTACTTGTTCCGGTTCCCGTTGACGTACTTGTACTTGTTCCAGTGCTTGTACTGGTAGAACCTGTGGTCCCGGTTTTTCCAGTTGTTCCCGTGGTCCCAGTAGTACCGGTCGTTCCAGTAGTACCGGTTGTTCCTGACGTGCCGCTTGTCCCAGAAACGCCAGAAGTTCCACTTGTTCCGGATGTTCCACTGGTGCCAGAAACTCCTGACGTGCCGCTTTTTCCAGAAATGCCGCTAATCCCTGAAACTCCAGACACCCCTGATGTACCACTAGCTCCAGACGTCCCCGACGTTCCGCTGGTTCCTGAAGTTCCAGACCCACCAGACGCCCCGCTGGTTCCAGACGCCCCACTTGTTCCTGATGTTCCAGACGTTCCAAAAGCTCCAGAGGTTCCGCTGGTTCCAGACGTACCACTTGTTCCTGATGCCCCACCGGCTCCAGAAGTCCCGGGAGTGCCAGAGCTTCCAGACGCTCCGCTAGTTCCTGCAGCACCAGAGGTTCCACTTGTTCCAGATACCCCGGGCGCACCAGAGCCCCCAGACGTGCCCGACAGCCCAGATGCGCCACTTGTTCCAACACCCGGCAAAGGAGGTCCAAAATCAGTAAGTTTAGTATTAGAACTTGGAGAACCACCACCCGGAAGTCCGCCACCGGGAACAGCCCAATTTGGCCTAACTATGTCCCCATCTTTAATACCATTCTTGGTTTGGGCTTTCGTCCACGCATCCGCAGGAGAATCACCAGCAGAAATAAAAAAATCGGCGTCTCTTGTTACTTTTTCTACAGGAGTATCTCCCGGCGGATTGCCTCCACCTAGGACCCCTCCACTAGGAACATTTCCACCACCAAGAGTGCCACCGCCGGGGCCGCCACCCTGAGGACTACCACCCGGAGGACTGCCGCCCGATGGCGTTCCACCGCCGCCTCCGCCTCCGCCCCCACCACCGCCCCCGCCACCAGTATCGCCACCGGCGGTTGTGCCGCCTGCGGTTGTGCCACCGCCTAGCACTCCGTTCTTTGCATCAGCCCCACCAACCTGACCGGATGGCTGCGACCAATCCGGTGGATCGTACTCAGAACTCGTCAATCCAAGAGTAGCCGCAGCAGAAGAAACAGCTTCACTAACCGGGGTGCCACCTTGAATTAGTTGGCTCGCAAGAGATGAAACAGAAGAGCTATTCTTTGATTTTACTTCTTTTGCAAGTTGTTCTGGAGTTTTTTGTTTAACATCCGTTGTTGTAACTGTTGTGTCGTCTTCGTCTTCTGGCGGCGTTGTTGTAGGCTTTGTGTCGTCTAATTTTGTTTTTGTGTCATAAATATCTGGATTTAATGGAACAAAACCACCCGTCAATGTAAGAGGCTCGCCGTAATCATCACGAGGAGTCGGGTCATAAGCGGTTGTGTAGACGTTTTTGCCGTTCTGAGATCCTATTTTTGTTTTTGTCGTTGTCGTCCCGCCGGCTGTTGATGCACTGATATTTACAGTTGGCAAAGTTTGTGGATTCAATGAAAAAAGAACTTCGTAGTCTTGTTTTGCTTTTTCTTTTTTCTCTGGATCGTCAATTGCTGCCAACTGATCCATTAGCATTTGATGACGAGCGTCTTGCGATATGCCGCGCCCCATGCTTTGATCAAACATATACAATGCCAGACCATTTAACCCAAGGGATGTTGCTGCAGCAATAGTCCGGTCTAAGGTTTTTGGATCTTGTGCAATTTGAATAAGTCGTTGGCCTAATTGAGATTGGGCTGCAACAGACAGGCCGGCGCTTCCTGCGCGAACAACACCCGGAAGAATTGCTCCTAAAAAGGCTTCTTGGTTTTCCGCCCCGTAGGCTCTTTGAATTTCAGTAAGCGCTTGGGCAAGCTCTGGATTTTCATCAGCTTCTTGGAACACACTGGTTAGACTTGCAACCATTCTTGCAGCATCAGGCCCCGCTGTAGCTGCGGAAATCTTAGTATTAGCATCTACCCATGTATCTCCATTGTTGTCCGTATATGGATATGTTGTAGAAGCTACTGTTTCACCCGTCCCGGCATCAGCTTTGGTCGTACCTGTAGTTGGCGCGGTAACTGCGTTTGCCCCAGTTACTTTTGAAGCCGTTCTTGCAAAGTTTGAACTGGCTTCAAGAACCCCAGTAATAAGACCGGTCTTTTCCCAATTTTCAAGAGCACTTTGAAGTTGAAGTGCCCTGCCAGCCAATTCAAGATTAGGGCTGTTTATATACTGACCCGCACCAACAAACGCAGCCCCAAAATTTCCATTCGCAACACCCATCCCAATTGCAGCAAACTTTCCAACATCACTAACCGTAAATCCTGTATTTCCAATTGGAGTGTTACCAGTCCCAGCTAAACCAGACCCCAGTAACGCAACCGAAGCCCAATCCTTGTCTTCAGCGGCCTTCATTACTTGAAGAGCCGTTTTTGCAGTATTAAGGGTTGATACGGTTCCAGCCGCGTCAGTTGTTGGCAAAAGGCCGGACTCTATTCCGGAAGTCATGCCTCCAACGGCATTTATTGCAAATCCAAGTGCGTCGCCCTTTCCCAACGCTCGGCCAGCATCCATAGCATACGCAAACGGCGCAGTTACAGGATAAACCTTTGCAATAAACCTCAGCGCCTCGCCGACCGGGGTTCCATAAAGGAAACCCGCGGATTTTTCGCTGAAAGACTGTTTAAAAGTTACATTTCCATTTTCGTCCGTATCCAAATCATAGCGAACGTCCCCGCCTTGAACACCAGCGGTCCCGTTTGGAATTACACCAACCCAGTTAGGGTCAATCAGTTCTCCTGTTTTTTTGTTATAAAACTCGTTTACTAAAACGGTTTGATCCGGAATAGTATATTCGCTGTAGGAAACTCCGGGTACTATCTGTTCAACTTGCCTTACGCCAATATCCGTAACACTTCCAAGACCTCGCTGAGCAAGGCCTTTACCAATAGATTCTGTTGCTGGATTTAAGTCGCCTAATTGCTGTTGAATATAATCGGCTCTAGGATCCCATCCCCCGCCGGGCTTTAGTTGATCATAAATCTGTTCCAGAGTGGTTCTTGAGTCACCGGGATTGGTTGTTTGTACATAATTTCCGTTTGCGTCTTTGGGGACATACCTATCTACATATTCTTTTGCTTTGCCCAAATAATCGTTATAATCGGTGTAAAACGCAGGATCCCACTTTGGGAACAAATTTTTTCCCATGGTGTAATCAATGGCAATACGATCCGAATTTGGGTCTTTGTATTGAAGGTATTCGTTATTTCGGCTTTCTTCCCTTTCGTATTCAGCAGTCCCGGGTTTAAAATTATTAAACCATTTTCCAGTTGCGGGATCCCAACCCGCAACATTTGTGTATTGACTTTCGGTTTCTGCAGTTTCCCCGGTTGTTCCTGTTGATTTTCCAACGGCATCTGATTTTTGGTCGCCGCTTCCTATAATCGCCTGTTTGGGTGTAGCAGCATTTCCTGTTCCAGCCGCGTTGCCTGCTTGAGAATACTCTGCCAAAGGATTGTAAGCAGGATTGTAAGCAGGATTGTTAGAATTAAAGTTGGAATAATCAGGCTGTTTGTTAGCTGCTAAATTATATTTTGCTTCGTAGCTAGGCTGCGCAGCTTTTTGAAGATTGTATTGTGCCTCATAGTCAAGCTGACCATTTCCCGAGGGGTTGTATTGCCCTGAATAATCTGGTTGGGCACCATATGAATAATCGTAGTTATTGTAGTAGCTATTTGGATTATAGTTTTGGTTGAGAGCGGAAAGTCCACCAGCGGTTTCAGGTTGAGTTTGTGCCGCTGTAATTTGAGAAAGCCCACCGGTGGTTCCCGGTTGGGTTTGTTCCATTGTGACTTGGGAAAGCCCACCGGTTGGCTGAACATTGGTGGTTGTAGACGCATTTTTAGAGGCGTTGTAAGCAACAGGGTCAAACCATTCACCACCGCTATACCTACCCCGGTCGCCACCGCTTAACTCGACCGCCTTGGCGAGCATATCCATGTCGTTCATGTTGCTGGCATCAATCCCAGCAACATTGGTCAAGTAATTTCTGACAAACTCGGGCGAAGTCGTGAAACTATTCATGTCAACCTGCGGATGGGTTTACAGTTCCGAGTAAGGCGGCAGCCCAGTCGTACCAGTTGTCAAAATTGTCGGTGTGCGGAATTGCTTCGTTTGCGAACACATCGATGGCGTTGATGCCATTGCCCCAAGTCTTCCAATCCGTGAACTGAGTCGGAATCTCTAATTGCTGCGCCGCGTACTGTTCACACATCAGGGCAGCCCAAGTCTCAAAGGTATGAAACCTCGGATCATAAACAAGGGCCTGCGCCATTAGTACGGCCTCACATCGCCAATCGCTGCACTCAATAGAAGTTTACCAAGTTGGTAGTCGCCGCCGACAACATTTGACCTAAAACGCAACCTTAATTCCCGGCGCTGCTCTCTCATGTCAACCTTGCCAGTGTCTGGACCAAACGTGTACGGATCTGAATCAACGTCCTCGCTCTGCGCAAACGGTCGGCCAGTCACAACCACCGTCATGTCACCGCTCTGAATAAAGTCAGGCTCAATACGCTCCAATCTCAACCAGCGATTTTCTCCAACCATCGAAGGCTCAGGGGGTCCCCCGGCAACCCAACCAAGATCACTGGTCTCAAAGTAAGAATCAATCGCAACCACGTTTTGCTCGGCGATTGCATCTACCCCAACCTCGTGCTGCCACATTGAGATTAAATTTGGAGGAGTGCTAAACGTCAAATCTTGCGTCCCAGTACCCGAGGCAGCCACCGACAAAGTGATGGTTTGGGCAAAGATTGCAGTAACCGGGATAGAAAATCCCGCCCCGGTGCCGCCAAGATTTGTGTTTGAGGCGCTCAGTACGTTTCCAATAACGTAACTTGCCCCCCTCAAGGTAATGGTCACAGAAGTCACCACACCACCGCTAACCACAATCGTAGCCCTAGCGTTGGCTCCGCTCCCACCGGTCAACGGTACGTTGTTGTAGGTTCCATCAGTGTACCCAGAACCGGCCGTAATTGCACCCAACGTCTGAATCGCACTTGCCGTAATTGCACTGACCGTCGTCCCAGAAACAATATTTGTCCCGGACACAATTTGATTGATCCTAACCTGCGTATTGAACGTAGACAGATTGATGAATGTACTGGCGCTCGTCGTTGACATTGACTGCGTGAATACAGCCGTTGCCGTACTGGTATCCCATCCGGCCGCCACTGGGTGCGAGAAAACTTGCGAGAAGTATCCAGCGGACCTTCTTGCACCTAGCGCCTCACCAGCGTCGTACCAAATGTTCTCGCGCACGTTATAGATGATGGCATCCGTACACTCGGTTGCACTGCCTCTGGGGTAGAACCACCAGATTTCTCCATAACGCGGAATCTTCGTAACCCAAACCTTCTGGCGCTGGTTGTAGTTCAGATTGTCAAAAAAGTAGTTCTGATTGAACGTGTTTGGAATTTCTTTGACTGTACCGTTGTACAACAGAAACCGGTCAACACCGCACCAGTAGTACACCCCGTCGTACTCAATTGCAGACTGACTCGACAAAATCGAAGATTGGCTCGAAATAATGTCGTAGCGCCAGTATTGAATTGGAGTACCGGTGCCGCCGATGTAGGACACTCGGATTAGACTGTCAAGACTCCAAAACAGGCCAGAAGGCGCGTTTGAACCACCCCGTACTGGTAACCCTTGGACTATCTTGCCGGTCGCTACGTTGACCTCGTTAGCGTCCGCTGATACCCAATCCTGCGCGTTACCCGCGGCACAGTTTTTGATCAACCCATTGTTGCCGTAAACAAAGACGTAAGGGTGCAGCGTAACCACCCCGCCCGACACGGATACATTGTTGTTGTACGTCAACGTCGATGCGCCGCTCGTAGTAGCCGCCGCCGACAACGTAACCTTCTGGTAGTTGCCGATCGTGAATATTAAACCAGTCGTTGTCCCCGCCGTGGTCACAATCGCGCCACCGCCAGACGTGGCCGATAAAGTAAACGTAGTCGAGTAGTTGGTGGCAATAATGTAATAGGTCGTGCCAGAGGTGATACCCGTAGCCGTCCCTGTGTTAGTTCCGGTGACCGATACGGTCTGCCCAATGAACAACCCAGACGTGCTCGTACAAGAACACTGCCCCGCTATCCCAGTTACCGCAACTGAACCAAGTATGCCGTTGGCTGCCGTAACGGATGAAACTGTTGTCCCTGAAGGAATTCCCGTTCCCGTAACAGTCTGCCCGGCACCAATCAATGAATTGGTTGTTGATATTGTGACGTCAACCGTACCGTTCAGGTAAGAGTTGGCCGTTGAAAAAGTTCCTATTTGGGATAATGTTGTTCCGTTGATGTTCCCAATCAAAACTGGAGTGTTGGCTACCGCATCAGTCTGAGCAAGGTTCTGTCCGGGGTGCGCCAAAATCGACGCAACCCCAGAACCACCGATGTCATAGAACCCGTCAAACTGCCACAGGTTGAGATCGTTGGCCGTAAAGTTGTTCAAGGTGTAGTTGGTAACCCCAGCGCCAGCACCATTATTGTCAACCGACAACGCCTGCAGGCCGTTGTTGTAACCGCTGAAGATCTGGTTGAAACCGTTATTCGGATTTACCCAAACCCCGCGGCTTGGCCCGGTCAGTTGGTCCGACATCACAGCATACCCACCAATCTTTCTTGGCCGGCCGCGCTGAAAACGAACCCAACGTCCGCCGACGTAAAAGTCCTTGTCAAACGTAGTGCCGTCGCGCTGGACGCCAGCCTTCGTATCTAACTGGAAAACCTTAGCGGTCATGTGAACGTCCCGCCGGCAAGCCCTCCAGTAGTCCCGGAACCAATCTGCGCGGTGCCGGTCACAGCAATCCCGGATGCAATCACATTAAGCACTTGAGAGCCAAGGACCGTAATGCCAAATTCCCCGGAAGCAGGCCGGTAAATGCCCGTCGTGCTCTCTGAAGAAAAGTTCAAGGACGGTGATGAAACCGTTCCATTAGACAACGCAACCGTCGTAGCCCCTGCGGCAATTGTTGAGGCGTTGTAAAGGTTTACAGAGTCACACAAAAGAATGACCTGCTGCCCCGAAGGAATCACCGCAGTAGCACCACCAGAAACTCCGGTCTGGAACGTAATCGTGTACGCCCCAGTTGTCTGGTTGGTAATGTAGTAAACCTGAATCGTCTGCGGCAGGTTCACCACCACGTTTCCGGTCAATGTCCCGGTGTACTTCTGAATGACGTTGGCGGCTTCCGCTGAAGTCAACGTATAAGGCGACCCAGCAAAGGTCACCGCCTTTGTAAGCTGTGTAAAGTTGAACTGGGTGCTCTTGCCAAGACCGACAGAATAAAACGCTGTTCCTGAACTTGAGATCAAGCACGAGTCAGCCGGCTGTAGGTCGAGCGATGCCGATCCATTAATCAAATTTCCGCCACTCGGCGTTACAGCAAGAGTTCCGGTGCCGCCGTTACGGACCAAAAAGAACCAATTATCCCCAAGCGTTGACGCTGAGGTCAAAGTAAGCGTACCTGCACCGCCCGTCCAAACATACGTGTTGGCACGATCAGAGGCAATTGCCGTGTAGTTCGATGAAAATGTCGTTACCGGTTGAGACTGATTTAACGTAGCTCCAATTGCCGTCAGACCGTACCCTGCAAGCGTTGCAGCATTAGAGTTGGTCGTCGTCGAACCAAACGCTATAACGCCCCACGTCCCCGTTGTCGTGGCGTTAGACGTGACAAAAATGTACTGCGCACTTCCGCCCGTCGAGGGAATGGAAACAATCGTACTGGCCCCGCCAAATGACTTGACCGTCAGCGTGACCCCACCGGTGTTGTAGATCAGTGCATCCTGACCTACAGACGCCTGATTGGCCGGTGGCATCCACAATTCATAGGATGTACTGGTCGTGCTGACCTGCATGACCCGTGCGGCAACATAGTCTGTGTCGTTACCGTTCAGCGGCCACTCAAGTTGAATGGTCCCGGTGGTAGACGTTAGAGCGTAGGACGCATAAGCAACATCCGTTGGCTGGATCACGTTGCCCGTAAAAGGCGAGTTATAACTCATGAGTCGTTTACCACCGTTTGACGATCACCGACCCGAGTTAGGTCTTCCTGTTTGAGCAATGCAATCGACTTGTCGTACATGGCCGCCCATACCGGAATGCGCTCATCGTTCTTTAAGAACGGCATAGCCTGCAGCAGGCTTCCGTACAGCAACGCCTGCGGGGCATACTGCGTAAACCAATTAGATTGATTGGCCGAGTCCAGCGGCTGATTACGTTCGTAATACAGAACCTGAAACGAGTACGCCGCCGCTGGGGTAGGGGCCACGAGCCAATGGGTGTAGTCGTAGTCACAATAAAATGCAGGCAGCCCAGTCTGCGTGTCGTCTGGCCAGTATTCGCGCAAGTATTCGTATTTGCGCAAGAACACCGGATAGCGCTCGCCAGCCAGAGTAACGTTGAACGATACCGTCTTTCGCCACCTTGCAGGTTTGTCTAGAACCGGGTTGTTGATTGTCATTGTCCCGTCAGCTACCGTCAAGTTACCAAGGAACTTAATCTCGGACGCAAGAACTTGTTCCGCAAACATGATGAACTGCGGAATCTTGTCTAACGTCGCCTGATCATTGCGCTCAAGGTAAGTTGAGATGTCGTTGACCAGCGAGTCATACGTCATTACTGCCGCGACGGTCATTTTGCTGCCACCCCTCTGGATTTTTCAAAAGACCTCATGCCGCCAAACCCAAGCAAACCAGCAAGAAGAGTCATGAGTTGCTCAACGTCTAGATCAGGCGGCGGATGCAGCTCCTTTGGAATTATATCGACTCCCTGACCGAAAGCCCATAGCCACTGCATCATCGGGTACCCAAGGAACTGGTAAGAGAGGCCAAGAACCCCAACCCAACCCACAGCAGGACGCCAGCCAGAGACAAATACGCTAGAACTCGCCGCTTCAATCTTATTGACCTCAACCTGAGCCAAACCGGTTTCTTGATCAATCCTCTTCTCTTCCAAGTCCAGCTTGCGCTCTTCCAACGCCATTTCGAGGCGTTCCTTGTCCGTTGTGATGAGGTCACCCGCAACCTTGCCAACGCCCTCAATGATGCTCCCGATTCCGATGAGGTCCATTATTTAAGTCCTTCAAGGGAGCGCCTACACCAACCAAGTAAAAATTTTGACTGCGAACGGTCCTTCATACAAATGTTCACATACCGTTGAATCTTGGCTAATGCATAGGCAGGAAGAAACTTCTCAGCAGTACAGATGTTCAACCGTTCAATGGTTTTTGGTCCGATTGCTCCGTCTGGCGTTGTTCCGACGATAAGTTGGGCGAGCTTGGAGGCAACTCCGACTCCGGTGTTGACGGCAAAATTGAAGATTGTTTCCGCAATAGCTTGGTTCGTAATATCGTCACCTCGGACACGATTCCAGAAATTAGACTTGTAAAACTCACGAACCAAAGGAGTAGCCGATCCGAAATCCTTGCGATCAATGAACTGCCATCCTGCCCAGTCTGGATTTGGCTTTCTTGCGATTCCTGCATAAGTCTGCCCCCCCCGGTCACCCGGAATGTCGGTTAATTGGTATCCACCCTCATCGTGGATCATCTTCTCAAACGCTGGATTGAAGTCGGCCATTATTTCTTCATCCGTTCTTCAAGAATCACGATCCGCTCACGGTTGATGTGAATCAGTTCCCGATTCTCGTTGATCTGCTTCTCAAGGTCCTGACGCAACTTTTCCCGCGCTAGTTCAGCACCGGAGTTGGTGGCTTGTTTGTTGTCACTGGTAACCACAAGACTGATCTTGGCGTTCAATACCGTTACGTCGTGACTCAATTTGTCAAGCGACGACATCAGATACACAACACAAGTGAAGAGGATCGGAAGAACAGCAAACGCCGTCTTCTCGATCAACTGACTTTTGGCTTCCAGTTTTTCAGTCATAAACCCACCAATTTCTTGACAAAATCAGCCGCCACACCCGGACCAAACAAAACAGCCGCAATCACTACATACAAGATGTATTCAATACGAGCCATTCGCTTGGACCCGTCATCAAACCGCTTTTGGATACTTTCGTGTCGTTGGGCGCAGATTGCTTCATGAACGCTCAAGCGTTTGTCCGTTTCAGAAGCAAGTTCGTGAACGTCAGCCATTTCTTACTCATCATTCCGCGCTTCAGGTTCCTTCGGCTTTGCGGCCTCTTGAATTGCCTGAATAAGTTGAAACACCTCTTGGTATGGGCGTGTCCCCAAATACCCAATAATTTGGTTTGCAAGTTCAATTGGAAGTTGAAGCGTCATTTTTGTTCTCTTTAATAATTGCTGTTAAAGTTTCCCGATTAATTGTCATGTACCCATGACAAGCCATGTTCCATTTAGTCTCGCCACACTCTTGCGTAGGTTCAGTAAAAGTTTCGCCAATCACCCGAACGTCCGCCGCTAAATGCTCTACGCCATTTTCAAAAATCCGCCACACCAAATTCGACCCGTTGTGCTTGGTGTTAAACCTGATGTGGTACTTGTTCACAATCAAACTTCCGCAAACTCTGGCTCAAGAATCCGGTCAACTATGATATGCGCCCACTTCTCTGCGTCCATCTCCGTCACTCGGAAACTTGGGTTTGTCGGCGCAATGAACACCTTGTCCGTATCCCGGTGACGGCTGTTCTTGATTGTGTCCATGAAAATCAAAACGTCCGGTTTGAAGTTCTCCCGAACGTCTGGATACGGCGCAACAAAATCCGCAATCACAAACTCCGCCGTTGAATTCTGCGCCAACAACATCATCCGGATGCCCTGACGCTCCCGCCCAGCCTTGCTGAAGTCCCAGTCGTTGTACTTCGCACGGACAGCATCAGCGTTGAACCAGTCAACCGTGTACCCGCGCAACCTCTTAATGAGTGCCTGCGCGAGCGTTGTCTTGCCAGAACCGGGAAGTCCACAGATCAGAATCTTCACAGAAGCGCATCCAACTCATCGTGAGTGGTTGCCGCGTCAATTGCCGCTTGCTTCGTGAAGATTGCCTGCCGCGCCGTCTCAACCGCCGTCGCATCGTACTGCTCGTTGGGATTGGGAGACATCTGCAATCGGGCCTGCTCCATCACAACCTGCTGGAATTGAAAGCCAACATTAGCCTTCATCCCGTTCTTGCGGTCGTCAACCGAAATGTCGTAGGTGTCCCAGATGATTTGCACTGGGTCTACATTCAAGTCAAAGCGGTGCGCGGTGTACCCCTGACGGTGAGCAATAATCGCTGGCCGCACTTCAATAGCATTGCGCCATCCGTTGTTGCCAACACCTTCTGCCGGTGGGGTGTCCCACACATCTTTGATTTCACCATTAACAACGCGAACAAAATGTGTCATTTAAGACTCCTATAAGAAATTAAGATGATATTGCAATCGAATTTACATAACCACAAGCCGCCTTTAACCATGTAGTCAAAGAGCCAATTTGTTTAGGGCTTGAATAACTTGTAATGTTTCCAAGCCCCAATTGTCCTTTGTTATTTCTCCCCCATGACCAAAGCGTGCCGTCTGTTTTAATTGCAATTGCGGAATAAGCGCCGCCGGATAAAGACAGCCAATTAGTCAATGCGCCAACTTGTTTTGGAGATGAGTAATTAGTTGTATTCCCAAGCCCAAGTATTCCGTGTGTTGTATTTCTTCCCCATGACCATAATGCGTTTCCTTTAATAGCCATTGACGCTCTAGCAAACGCAATAACACTTGTCCAAGTTGTTAATGCACCAACTTGTTTTGGAGACGAATAATTTGTTATATTGCCAAGACCTAACTGCCCCTCTCCGTTGTAACCCCAAGCCCAAAGAGTGCCGTCAGTTTTTAATGCAAGAGTTGATGCTGAAGCATACCCAGAAGAAACTTTTGACCAGTTTGTTAAAGAACCAATTTGTTTCGGAGAAGAATAAGCGGTTGTATTGCCCAGTCCAAGTTGACCGCTAAAACCTGCCCCCCATCCCCAAAGCGTACCGTCTGTTTTAATTGCCATTGTAGTTGCCCCGTTGGCGGCTACAATAGCCCAGTTGGTTAATGCCCCAACTTGTTTTGGTGACGAGTAACTTGTTGTGTTATTAAACCCTAAAGCGCCATTCCCGCCAGCGCCCCACGCCCATAATGTATTATCGGTTTTAATAGCAAAACAAGAAGATGTATTTAAAGATATGCTTGACCAATTGGTCAACGCGCCAATTTGTTTTGGAGACGAATAATTGGTTGTGTTTCCTAGCCCTAATTCACCTGACGAATTTACGCCCCAAGACCATAAAGTTCCATTGTTTTTTATTGCTAACGAACAATATTGCCCAGACGCAACATTCAACCAAGTGTTTGTTGAACCAACTTGCTTTGGGGAAGAATAATTAATAGTATTTGATATTCCTAATTCGCCAGAACTGTTACTACCCCAACCATACAAATATGAGGCACCCGGAAAAGGCCATTGATTGTTTGCAATGTAATAGTTGGCTTGGTCCATCGTCCAAATACCAGACGCGGCAGAGGTGCTAACCGTTGGAGCGGTCGCAGAGATTATCCCTCCGGGCCAGCGTTCACTCATGCCACGCTCCTAAGTTTTGGACGCTCTAGACGCTCTGCAACGGATTTAAACGGGTGGGTCCAGTCACCGTACACCTCTTGCCGAATCAGTCGCATAGAATCGTAATACGGGGTGCGCTCACCGTCGATAGCATACAAGAAATAAGGCATGACCGGCGTAATTACCCAAGTCTTTACGCCCATCGCCGCCGCTAGATGACTCACGCTAGTGCAGGACGAAATCACTAAGTCGCAACTTGCCGCCGCCTGTCGCGTGTCTTCCCAAGAGTTTAGCGGCACTTGCCTTACCCAACTTGGACAAGCGTCCGAACCCTCGTCACGCTGAAGACTGATGAACTCAGCGTCTGCGTCTTTGACGGCGTTAAACAGCAAGTCATACGGAAACTTCTTGTGGTGCTCGTGCTCAAACCGCGACTGACCCTGCCACCGCAGTCCAATGCGCTTCTTGCGACCCTTGATGGTCATCGGTTTCTCAAGGTACGGCGCACCGGATATGTCCTTGAGTTCAAACCCGAGCGGGACAACAGCCGACATCCCGGCAACGTAGAAGTCGTGGTAAATGCCAAACGTAGCCTCGTGCTGAACTACCGCCGAAACACCTTCAACACCCGCAAATAGACTTGCAAGGGGACCAGAACAAGATACAACAACCCTGCAACCACGGTCAGCAATATGCTTTGCATAGCGAATTTGATGGATTTGATCACCCAAGCCACCCTCAAGGTACAACATCACAACGCCACGGGTCTTGCCGTCCCACTGGTTCGTTGGCGCGTCCGGGCGCTTGTTTCCAAACACGCCCACCAAACGGCCCCGGTCCATCAACTGGTAGCCCTTCTGGATCTGCCCTTGACGCAAGTAGTACCAACCCCGGTTGTATGCCGCACGGTGGTTATGCGGTTCTTCTGCCTCAAGTTTCTGCGACAGCCTCCAGCCTTCAGCAAAGTCACCCATTGTGGATGCCGCCAACTGAAGGTCTAGGTCGTGCAACTCTGGCAGGGTCCGAGGCTTCTCTAACCAAAACTCAGGCTGACAGAACGCCGAGTAGTGATGCTTGAGCAAGTCACGCGGGTCTTCATAGTGCTGTTTAGCCAACACCGGCTTTACGTCGTGCATCCCGGCATAGCCGTGAATGTTCTCGTCGTCTTCCTTGACGCTTGACCCGTCGATGTTCTTCAGGTCGTACTCAAACGGAGGCAGTTCTAGAAACGCATGAATGCGCTCCAGTTGACTTTGTGGGTCACGGATAAGGTCTTCATATTCCACAAACAAGAAGTTGTCTGGCGCGTGTTGGTAACCGTCCTGAAGGCTGATGTACGCCGCCCGTAGGTGGTCCATCAACTGCCCCGTAGCCATGAACTCTTCCAAGTCCTGCGGCTTGGCTACCCGGATGAACGATGCCGCGCAATCAGGCACCGAACGTACTGTGGCAATGATCTTGGGCTGACGCTCTAAGACTTGAGACATCGCGCCCATAATTTGACCGATAGGCCAGCCACGGGACTTGTCAATGATTACCGGCTTGTCAGTGTCTTCGTAAAACGCATCAATTGCCCCGCGCATCGTCTGCGCCAACTTCTTCCGTTCTGGGTCATTCTCGTTGAGCAATCCAGCAGAGTGCCAAGTGTTAGCCAACCCATCCAACGCATGAACCAACCCGGATGTCGTAGAGACATGGGTCATCGGGTTCTGGTTGAGAATAGCCGCAAGCACGGTCGAACCAGACCGTGGAATACCAGAAAGGAAGTGAAGCGTTTTGTTCATACTGATGCTATTCCAAAAACTATAAACGTACAGGTATTGTAAAAAATATTTTTCCAAGTTGTTAGACTTCCAACTTGTTTGGGAGATGAATAACTAGTGGTATTTCCTAGACCAAGCACACCTTGAGCGTTTGACCCCCAAGAATACAATCTACCGCTTTCAATTCCTATTGCCGATCTTTTGGATGAATTTATAATTGACCAACTTGTTAATGAACCAACTTGAGTTGGGGAAGACCTGTATGATCCAACTGCTAGTCCTAGTCCTAATTGTCCGCTGTCATTAGCCCCCCAAGACCAAAGAGTTCCGTCGTTTCTTATTCCATACCCACTCTGGTCGTTTGCTGATACACTGCTCCAAGTTGTTAATGAACCGACTTGTTTTGGAGATGAGTAATATGTTGTGTTTCCAAGGCCTAACGCTCCTCCAAAATTATATCCCCATGCCCATAAAGTGCCATCTGTTTTTATTGCAAATGCATTATATGTTCCTGATGCAACTTTTAACCACGAAGTCAAAGCGCCAATTTGGTTTGGAGAAGAGCGATTAACTGTATTCCCTAATCCAAGTTGGCCTTGAGCGTTATAACCCCAAGACCAAAGAGTTCCATCGGTTTTTACTGCTATACAAAAATCTCTACCACCAGCAATTGTTGACCAATTGGCAAGCGCCCCAACTTGCTTAGGGCTTGAATAGTTTGTTATATTTCCCAGTCCAAGTTGGCCCACGGCGTTATAACCCCAAGACCATAACGTACCATTGTTTTTGATGGCAAGGCCAGATTGCAGATTGGCCGATACAAATGACCAATTAGTCAAAGCGCCAACTTGTTTGGGAGAAGAATAAGCGGTTGTATTACCTAACCCCAAATTTCCATATCCGTTATAACCCCAAGACCAAAGTGTTCCGTCTGTTTTAACTGCTACAGCATGATACAGACCGCTTGCCACTCCGAGCCAATTTGTAAGAGCGCCAACCTGTGTTGGAGAAGAACGATTGATTGTGTCCCCTAACCCTAAAGCGCCATAGGTTACGTTATATCCCCATGCATATAAAAACGGCAACCCAGTCCAAGTACCAGCCGCCGTAGCCTGCAACTGCTGGGAACGTGTCCATAGCCCTGAATACCGAACGCCTGATACTTGTATTGGCATGATTTTTTAATAAGCAAGTGCTAAAGTATAGTCACCACCTGTATGGGCGGCCCCCCAATTTGTTGCAGACCCAACTTGTACGGGGGAAGAACGATTTGTTGTATCTCCTAGACCAAGTTGACCGTTGCCATTCTGGCCCCAAGCCCAAAGCGTGCCATCGGTTTTGGTTGCCATTACAGAACCACTGTTTGATACAACTTTTGACCAATTGGTTAAAGCGCCAATTTGTTTTGGCGATGAATAATTAGTCGTATTGTTTAAACCCAAAGCGCCATTACCGCCAAACCCCCAAGACCATATTGTCCCATCGGTTTTTATAGCCATTCCAGTTGCACCGGGTGCGCCGCTCCAGATATATGCCCAATTTGTTAAAGACCCAACTTGTTTGGGACTAGAATAATTAGTAGTGTTATTAAGTCCTATCCTACCCACATTTCCAAATCCCCAAGACCACAATGTGCCATCTGTTTTAATGGCAAATGCAGAATTACTACCGGCGCTAGTCATAAACCATGTGGTCAATGCTCCGATTTGCTTGGGAGAAGAGTAATAAGTTGTGTTGCCTAACCCTAATTGCCCAGTGTCGTTAAGCCCCCAAGACCACAACGTACCATTGGTTTTTACTGCAAAAGTCGCGTTACCGGCCGTGCTTACATTCGACCAATTTGTTAACGCACCAACTTGTTTTGGAGAAGAATAATTGTTTGTATTTCCGTGTCCTAACTGCCCATAAATGCCTCGGCCCCAAGCCCAAAGGGTTCCGTCTGTTTTTACTGAAACAGTCGCCGAAAAATTTTCGCTAACTGTAGCCCAATTTGTTAGTAAACCAACTTGTTTTGGAGAAGAATAATTTGTTGTATTTCCAAGTCCAAGTTCTCCATATGTATTAGACCCCCAAGCCCAGAAAGTTCCATCTGTTTTAATAGCCACTGAGCAGTCGCCCCCAGCGGAAATAACAGACCAATTTGTTAATGAACCAACTTGCTTGGGAGAAGAATAACTCGTGGTGTTATTTAATCCTAATTTCCCCGCACCGTTACTACCCCAACTATTAAGATAGTAAGTGTAAGTAACCGTCTGAGCGCCAAGCGGGTTGAACCCCGGCTTGTTTATCGCACCCTTGTAGCGCATGGACATGGCGCTAGTCCTTAACTGATGACTTCGTAAGAAATGCTGTATGTAATGCCATTTGCTGTACCAGAAGTCACTGTGATTGATGTGCCTTCTTGTAGATACAACTGCGTGGTCTTGTCCACCACAATCAGCGCGGCATTTGCCGGGACCGAGATGGTCGAAGCAATTGGATATGCCGTTCCGCTTGATGGCGGATTGCCCTGTGCTTGAGCACCGTTGGTATAAATGCTTACCGTGGCGTTTACAGCAGATGAGCCGTTGACGTTGGTAGCAACAATCTGATTAATTTTAAATACCTGCCCAGATGTTGCCCCGTTGGGAAGTAACACAACCGCTGTTGTTCCAGTCGGTGTGAGATAAGTGGTGGTGCCAAGTGCCGTCGTCGCGGCAAGTAAGTTTGGGTTTGCCATGACGGGTCCTTACATTGAAAAAATCAAAGAAATCATTGTGGCTTTCGCCTGAGATACACCAGAAGCCGCAGGTGCTGTGCTTTGCCAAGTAGTACCGTTAGACGTTAATACGTTTCCTGCCGTGCTGGGAGCCACTACCTGAAACGCCGAAGTGCCGTTCCCAAGCAATACGTTGTTGGCTGTGAACGTAGCCGCTCCAGTACCCCCAGAAGCCACTCCAATCGCGTTGGTTGCGCTGATTGTGTTGGCCGTTAGGGTTGTACCGTTAAACGTCAGATTAGCCGATCCAGCAACGCTTCCACTGCTGTTGTATAAGATCTGCGTGTTCGATGACGTCCCAATCCCACCGCCCTTCTGAGCCAACAACTGAACAACGCCGGCGCTGTCTTTGTAATACAACTTTCCATCAGCGGTGTTGATGTTGATCGCCAACTCACCGCTGACTAGGTTAGCCGCAAGAGGTACGGCGGACGCCGTCGTACTATGGTATAGCGATATTGGAGTGAAATTGGTCGCAGCCATTAGAAGGTGCCTCCTGAAATTCCTGACCACACAGGCGCACTTGCACCCGCCGATGTTAATACTTGACCCGCCGTCCCAGCCGCGGTGAATGCATACGCGGTCCCAGTACCATACGCAGACCCACCCGCAGTCGGAGTCGCCGTGCCATTGGTACCGCCGTTGGCAATTGCGAGCGTTCCTGCAAGAGTAACAGCCCCGGTGGTAGCCGTATTAGGCGTCAGGCCCGTCGACCCCGCGCTGAAAGAAGTTACCCCTGTAGCAGGTGCCGCCGACCATGTAGGGACACCACCGGAAACAGTCAGAATGTAGCCGTTCGTACCAATTCCCAGTTTTGACCAAGTATCGGCGGCAGACCCGTACAGCAAGTCTCCGGTGGTTACCGTAGCCGTTCCGGTGCCGCCAGAAGTAGCAGGGACGGTGTTCAGCGAAATAACCGTACCCGATATATTGATTGGGGACGTTCCGGTGTAAACCTGCGAGGTGCTAAATTCAGAAAAAACAATATTGGATGTGCCGAATGTAATAGTCCCCGCTGGGGAACTTAAAACATATGAAATGCCTTTGTTTACAGTACCGTTCTGAACAAAAAAGTAATCGTTAAGACTAAGGTTGTTTACGCCAGAGCCGTAAGTATCAGCGTCCGTGGCACGGGTCAGAACCGTGCCGCCTGTTGCCCATGTATAGACTCCGTTTTGAATTTGATCTGCTTGATTCTTGATCAAAACCCGATCAGTGTTAACAAGCGTGTAACCGTCCAAAACAGTCAACGCCGTGCCAAGCGTAAGCGTAGCCCCAACACCTGCCGTGCCGTTGTTATAAGTGACAACCCCAGTCAAAGCGGCAGTAGTCGCCGCCTGCACTGGCTGGTGATACGTCAACCCGGTTGAAACCTGAGTATCAACGTATTGCTTGGTGGCTAATTGAAACGCCGTTGTTGGGTCTTGCGTGACCGTTACCGATGTCAAACCAATAGGCGCAAGCGTTGAGCCACCCAACGAAATACTGGTTGATCCAAGCGTAATCGTACTGTTTGCCAATTGGGCATTCGTAACCGTACCGCTTAATGCGGTGGTTGGAATAGTTGTGCTGGCCGTCATCGTACCCGTACCGTTGCCGTACACATAGCCGGTCAACGTAGCCGCACCTGTACCACCGTTTGCAGGAACCAGCACGCCAGCAAGGGTGATTGCTCCAGTTGTTGCAGTGGCCGGGGTCAATCCAGTGCTACCGCCGCTGAATGAACTTACCAACGAGGCGTTACTGCTTGCGGCAGTGATCTGGCCTTGAGCGTTCACCGTAATATTAGCGGCGGTATAACTGCCAGCCGTTACCGCCGTATTAGCAAGGAAGATTGTCCCTGTTGACGTTATAGGGCCTCCTGAAAGGCCCGTACCGGTGGCGATAGACGTTACCCCTGACCCAGAGGCCAGCGTCGTCCAAGCGTTGTTTAGATACGCTTCTAGAACCGTAAAATCGGTGTTGTAGCGCAATGTTCCATTGGTTGGAGCAACAGAACGATCACCGGAACTACCAGAAGGCAGCAGCACGCCAGCGGCTCCGGGCAGCGTAGGATTAGTCGCAATTCCAATCGTTGGTGATCCACTAACCCCGTTGCCATTGGCCACATCAATTTGATTCGCAGTTCCCTGAATCTGAGTGGAGGAAACTGTTCCTCCAGTAGTAAGCGTCACAATCCCATTGACGCTGGCATTTGCAAAGTTCAGAACCTGACCGGTCAACGAAATGGTTGGATTGCCAGATACCCCGTCCCCGTTGGATACAGAAATGCCAGCGGTTCCGGTGCTAATTGTGCGTCCAGTCAGCGTAGTTGCATCAGTCTTGACCTGCAACCCGGTGCCAGAACTAATCAGCGACAACAAAGCGCCGGTGGTCGTAATGTTCAAGACACCCTGCGGACTGCTCGCTGATAACGTCAGGCCGTTGGTTGCGCCCAAGTACCTGCTGTTTGCGAGCGTTGGCTCTTGATTAACCGTGATGAACGTCTGCGTCTGACTAGGTGAAGCAGCAATAGCGCCAGTCGTTGTCCGTACCGTCTGACCATTCTGAACAATCGGAACCGACTCGGTTCCAGTAATGGCACCGGCGGCTGGCAGTTGGGTAATCGTGACTTGTGCTGACATTACTCTTGGCTCGGTGGGCTGGGTGCAATCGTGTCTTTGTTACCCGTAGTCGTAGGCGTCTGCGTGTTGCCTTCCGTCGAGATTTGAAACTGATTGCCCCCCGTGGTCAACAGGTAATCATCATTGGCGGCCACGCTCACATCAGGACGCGGGAACCTAATTGTAATACGCTCCGTCTTTCTTGCGGGTAATCGATACGGATCAAATTGATCGGCGCAACCAGTATCGCAAACTTGCAAACCCGGAAAGTTTGGATCTGGTCTCAACACGGCGTGCGGGTATTTCATCTTGCAACGGTCGCATACCGCTATTGCAATATCAGAGTAACCACGAGTGTCGAGGAAACGCGGCATTATTGGGTATACACCGCAATGTTCGGGGCAAAGTAGATCGGCGACTTGTCGCGCTCTTCCGCCTCGGCTTGACCCAGATACTTCTCGGCCTGCGCCTCAAGGTATTGCACCCGATCCAACGGCACTCCGGGTAACTCTAGGCTCATACGGTGAGCCAGCATCATAACCGTTGCCTCGTACCATCGCTGAGGTACTTCCAACTCATTGGTCAACGCACCAACATCATCAATCTGACGTGAGTACCAGACAGTCATTTGAATGAATGGATCACTCGGCACTGGCCACAAGTAGATCTTGGACTGAGGAATTGTTCTATTAAACCAGAACTGGAACGGCTGGTTGGCCGTGAAGTTTTTGTTCGGAAGATTGGTGTAGTCGTCCCTGTTGAGACGCGCCATCGTGATTTCAGTTGAGTTATTCCCGAAGAACAACTCCCGCAGGCTCAACGTCCCTGAAATAGATCGAATGCGGTAGTACGGGACCGTGTATCCGGGGTCAATGTCGTACCAGAGCCATTCGTTGTCAACCCAGACGGTTGATCCCGGAGCGGCAATGGTCTTCCATGTAGTTCCATCAGAGGAGCACTCAAATACCACATTGAACGTGCCAGAAACGCCCGGCAAGACGCCGATTGATCCGATATAGACCGGCGATCCATAGTTGACCAAAATATTCCCGCCGGGGTTAGTTTGGGTGCAAATGGTGTCTATATCGCCGTCAAAGGCGTTCTCCACCACTCCGCCGGCGCTGCTTGAGTATGCCCCCGTTGGCCTTGCCATCTTGCGATACAAGGCTTGCAATACGTCGTTTCCGCCAACAGGAAGGTCGTAAATGTACTGGTCCGCTCTCAGGCCGTACACTTTCTTGACGATTGCCCAATACTGAATCCCAATGTTGATTAGGTTGGACAACAGAAAGAATAAAGACTCACGAGCAGACGTTACCTGCTCCGACGTGAGTTCCTCAGCAAGTTTACCGGCCCGACGTGCTCCGTGGTCGATTAACTGCTGAACATTGATGACCGTAGTGCCAACAGTCCCTGAATACGCCATCTACCACCCCGGACAGTTCCAACGCTTCATCGAGGCCCTAGACCGACTTCCAGTCTCACTTTTTTCCGCTACCGCACCCATACGAGCACAGAACGAATCACGTCTTGATCCGCCTTGAGGTTGTGGTGCTTTGAGATTAGATCCGGTCTCACTATTGTACTTTGCCCTGCCCTTTGCCGTAAGCCCCGCACCTCGATCCGCAGGCAATTTCTCACCACGGCCGATTGCCAGACTTGGTCCGCCATCCTTCATCTTTGCGGTCTTGGCTGACTCCCGGAATGCTTCTGCAGTCGGTGCGCCCGGAGAACCGGGTTTGCGCATCTTTTCTTTGCTGCCATGGGCAATACGTTCCTGTTTGGCATGAATATTGGCATATAATCCGCCGCCTTTCATTTTCTTTCCCAAGAACATTTTATCAACCATTTCCAGCCTTTCAGGTTTGGTTGTTTCTTTGTTGATAATGCTTAGACGTTCGGATTTGCTTTTTCCCGCGTCATAAAAACCTTCTTTCTTCAAAGATTTTATTACGCCGCCATCGTTCATTTTTTTATCGGCCGCTGCAAAGTCTTTCCCAACCGACGTAGGAATACCAACCTTCTTGGCAAATTTTGGATTGTGAGCAACCGCCTCCATCAGGCGATGCTGGGCTGGTGATTTGCTTGGCATTATTAAGGGCCGTTCTTAATCAAAATGATGTTGAAGTACGAACTTACTGCGTTGTTTGCGGAGGCTCCGATTGCAGTTGCGCCCACACAATTCTTTT